TCTTGCGTTGTGTTTGTTTCTTATACAATGCTTTCGCTACTTCCACGTTCTATTGGGAGTACTTTACTGTCAAGGTATCTTAGGCCGCGGAGACTCGCTATCTTCGCCGCTAAGGTAAGCGCTGTGGCTGCAGGTGTGGCTATCAGTTATGTGTGTATACGTCGCGTAGTCGCGGCGTCACGCCCAGTCTTATCACGGTACCTATACAGTAAGCGCGTAGCGCCACACCCGTTGGGTGAGATGGTGCTACGTTCGGAGTTCAAGGGACTTGAAATTATCAAGCATCCGGACGAGATGTCATGTACACATCCTCAGTCTGCTGGATCAAGGAGCACAGCATCACACTTTTTCTCACGTTACGCTGATCTTTTGGGCCTAGACATATTATTTGTTCAGGGTTCAAATGCTGACCTGCGTAATGGTCGTGCAATTTCGCGCGACTATTTTTGGGACAAAGATTACACTGTGCCGCCGCAGGCTGAAAACGTTGATTATGCCCGTACCGTACAGGCATTAGTCGACGTGGATTATTACGTGAATATGCCGGAACGCTTGCTTGTTTCATATCCATCACCGATATTGATTTATGGGTTTTCTCCGCACCATGCGGCTGGGTGTACACAAGAGTTTAGTTATTGGTTTAATAAGGACCATTCTGTCACATATCTACTTAACGGGGGTATGATGTATAGCCACTATCTGTGGGACTATTCACCTGATACTGTCCGCGTGGTGGGGTACACTCTTGGTGTTCCCACGCGTGTCTCTGTCTACAAGATAGATAGGAGACCGCTGGGTACTGAGCATGAGATGACGCTTCTCACGCCTATCGCCAGTTGGCGTGGGTCAGCAGCTCTTATTGCTTATTTTCTTACCCAAGGTGTGCATTTAGAGAGATTTGATCCCATTGTTGGCGACTTCGTGAGGGTCTACCGGAAGTTCGGTGGTTCCTATGAGGTCTCCACAGGCATAGTCGGTAAATCACTCCAGTGTACAGTTCCAGTTGAAGTCGATGAGGCTATCTCATCAGTTGCTCGCACGTCTAGCTTGGCATTGACCCAAGCCACCACATTGAGCTATATGAATCCTGATGAGAGAGAGTCATTGCGTCCTGGTTCAGCTGTATTACTAGAGTTTCATAGGTCTATTACAGACCGTGGCAGGTATGTGTATCTTGCTTCTCATAACAAGGGTGCCCACGTTTTTCCTATACAAGAGGGTGTTCAACACACTCAGAAAGCACTTAAAGATTATGATGAAGATGCAAAGCCTACCATGGTCCCATTCATGCACCCATTTATTAATGGTGCTTATGCACCTGATCGCACACGGGCGAATGAACAATTCTGCATAGATGAGCGCATTACAAAAGTGTCAAATGTGAATAATAGTGAGGTTACGGTGACTAGGTTTTTGGACAAGATGACGGTGGCTTTTGTTAGCTGCCTTGTCGATGAGCAAACTGCGCGCACTTATCATCCATTTGATGATGATGAGGTGTATGCGCGGCAGATTAAACCTACTCAGCGAGCGCTACTAGAGCAGGCACAGAATGAGACACCTTTTGACCAAGTGCGCCTTAATATGAAGGCAGAGACCTATGGCGGTGCAGATAAAGCACCGCGACCGATTTCGGTGATTGATAAAGTCAGGAAGCTGGAATACGCAAAGTTCATGTATGTTGTCTCAGATCTATTAAAAGAAACGAGATGGTATGCGTTCGGTAAACCGCCGATAGAACTTGCGGAAAGTGTTGCGGCACTTCTTACAAATGCGAATAATGTAGCGCTATCAGATTTTAGTAAGTTTGATGGACACGTGAGTATTGTGTTCCGTTTGCTTGAGCGCCGGCTTCTCCTACGGCTATTCAGACCAGAGTATCATCACCAGTTGATAGAATTGCATAATGCACATTTTAGATTGACTGGCAAGAGTACTTTTGGTGTTAAATTTGCTAGTGGAGATGCCAGGCTGTCAGGCGGCATGGACACATCCTCGTTCAATTCTATTGGTAACGCATTTGTGAATTTTCTAGCTTTAGTCTCGCAGGTGGAAGATGGTGTCAAGCGTACCCCCATGGAGGCTTACACTAGGCTTGGTCTTTATGGTGGGGACGATGGGCTAACCCCCAACGTCTCCGCCAAGGACCTTGTGCGTGTTTCTAAAATGGTGGGTATGAAGGTTGATGTCATAGAGATCCCTAGAGGTGTAGGAGGGGTAAACTTCCTTGCCAGGATCTATTCACCCGAGGTGTGGTTTGGCAGCACGAATACGTGTTGTGACCTACCAAGACAGCTGACCAAGTTCCATGTGACACAAAGACTATCAGATGATGTCACGCCAGAGATGAAGTTGCGTGAGAAGGTGAGAGCCTTTTACATGACTGACCGCAATACGCCATATTTTGGCCAATTTCTGAAGAAAGCTGTTGACATCATGCAGGGAGTCCCTGAGGTGGAGGATCGTACACTCCAAATACGCAAATGGAATTCTGACTTGCCGGAAGACAAGCAGTACCCCAATGAGTATGAGGAATGGATGTATGATTATGCTAACACCTCGCTGGGGCGGTTCAATTTTGACGCAATATATTTTATGCACCAGATTGAGGCCGCTGATTCCATAGATGACTTACTGGAAATAGGTCATGCCGGTGATCCGATTGAACCATCACCGGCGACCGAAACAGTAGTGAATGGAAACGTGTATAAGATGGGGGTGGTAGCCCATCGTCCACGTCCCCTGCCCGAAGTGGCTGGTGACCACTCCGAAAATCTTCATAATGATTCTAACGATGGGCCGTTCCGAGGTATAGAGGAATATATAAAAGTCCTCAAACCC